TTCTGATTTTAAAGAAAGGATTAAAGATGAGTTCGATAACCTTATCTCACTCCTTGAGTTTCAGAATTACGCCTATGATTATGCTCGACGGTGGTATATAGATGGTCGCCTAGCCTTTCATATCATGATCGATATGGACAATCCTAGATTAGGGATTCAAGACATCCGACAACTTGATCCTTGTACCATTAGAAAAATGACTAAAGTTGAAAAGACCACGGATCCCAATAACATCTCCACTATTAAGGATGTTAAAGAGTTTTACCTATACAGTGAACAAGGTGTCTTTTCAGGACTTTCTTCAAATGGACTAGGGGGTAATTCAGCAGTTCAAATAGCCCCAGATACTATTGCGTATGCTTCTTCAGGGATTGTAGATCCAAGAACAGGAACTACTTTATCACACCTTCACAAAGCCTTAAAGATTGCAAATCAGTTATCTATGATTGAATCGGCATTGATCATCTACCGGTTAGCCAGAGCCCCAGAGCGAAGAGTGTTCTACGTAGATACCGGGGATCTCCCAAGGCCAAAGGCAGAAGAATACCTTAAGGAACAGATTGCCCGACATAGAAACAAAATGGTCTATGATCCTACTACCGGGGAATTGGTAGACAAGAAGAATGTTCTCTCTATGATGGAAGATTACTGGTTACCCAGACGTGGGGGTACTAGGGCCACTGAAATTCAGACCTTAGAAGGAGGAACCAATCTTTCTAACCTGGAAGACGTTCAATACTTCAAAGAAAAACTCTACCACTCCTTGAATGTTCCCCTGACTCGACTTCAGCCCGATTCTATTACCGGCTTTTCTAAGGATACTGCTATTGTTCGTGAGGAATTGAAGTTTGCCCGCTTTATTGACAAACTGAGGAAACGGTTTTCGGTGTTCCTCTACGACCTACTTAGAAAGCAACTCATTCTAAAGTGTGTTATTTCCCCAAGTGATTGGCCTAAGATCAAAGACTTTATCTTTATTGACTATCAACGGGATTCATATTTCTCAGAACTTAAAGACTCTGAACTGATGTCTAACAAGTTGGACATCCTGAACAGTGCGAACAGCTTTATGGGAACCTTCTTCTCCAAGGAATACATCTGGAAGAATATCTTGAACATGTCAGATGACGAGATAAAACATGAAAAAGAGCAAATTCAACAGGAGAAGGAAGATGAGAAATCCCCTGAAGAACCTACCCCTGATCAATCATTTGGATTTGGGGATCAAGAACCTGGCCTAGGTCCAGATCAATCCCCTATTGAACAACCTGAATTAGACCAACCCCCACTTTGAGGATTTTCTACAATGTCAGAGAATTATATTGAAAAATACCAAGCCGATAAGACTGAATTTTTAGATGCGGTCAAACAACAGCTAAAAGCTAAAACCATGGCTCATATGGAAACACTCAAACAGGCTATCGGTTCTACTATCATCAAATCAGAAAAGGTAGAAGAGACATCATGATAGATTTAGAATGCTTTAGAGATTGGGTTGCAACTCAACTTCAGGAAAAAACCTGTAAAAGGATTGCCCGTCTCAAACAGGACTATGCTAAGAAAATGTTTTCAGAAACATGTGACCAAAAACCAACCCGTATCTATACCACTACCAACAGTGATACCTTATCATACAAGGTAGCTCAAAAGAGTTCGGACTAACCTTAAAGGGATTTACCATGCACTTACTTCGAGAAAAGATAGAATCCGTAGGATTCAAGAAAAAGGAAGGACGATACTACATCGAAGCCCCCTTTATTCAGGCGGGAGTTGTCAATGGCAACAACCGAATCTACCGGTATGATTTTATCAAACCTGAAATTGACCGATACATCAATGAGAAGATTTCCAAGAACCGGGCTATTGGGGAACTTAACCACCCCACTTCCCCAGAAATCAATCCTAAAGAGGCATCCCACCTTATTACCTCTCTTCAAGAAGAGGTAGTTGATCATGGGCGCGGGATTGTCAACTGGAATGGAAAGGCCAAGATCCTCTCTACCCCAAACGGCAAGATTGTCAGCGCACTTCTTGAAGATGGAGTAGTTCTTGGAGTATCAACCAGGGCTCTAGGCTCAACCAAAGCCATCTCTGGTATCAATGAAGTTCAAAACGACTTTATCCTGTGCACTGCTGCAGACATCGTCTATGATCCCTCAGCTCCAGACGCATTCGCCAGAGGTATCTTAGAAAACAAGGAATGGGTTGTAGCGGGACAAGGTAAAAACCGCGAACTCTTTGTCGAGACCTGGAAGAAAGAACTCCATAAAGACTCTGCAAAGGTATCCCAATACAAACTCCTTGCTAATTTTCAAAAGTTTTTAACTGTTCTTTGATGAATTTCATTCCATATAAATAGATAAAATAGATTTAGAAATCAACCATAACGTAGGAAAAACACCATGACTGAATTAGAAGCCGTAAAGCGGAAAAATGATGTCTCACGCTTTATCTCACTCCTAGATGACGAGTCGATCAGTAAAGTAGAAAACTTCATGATTGCTGAGAATCTTCAGGTAGATGATGATCATTCTGAGACCCTGACTGAATCCAGTATTAGTGAACTCTTGAACTTTGACGACAGCATCCTTACTGAAGACACCCAGAACAAGATCAAAGTGATCTTCGAAGCTGTGGTCTCCCAGAAGGTAGATCAAGAACTCAGTTCACGCCTATCCATTCTTCAAGAAAAGGTAGACACCTTTATTGCAGAGAACCAAGACAAGGTAGATGACTATGCTACCTACGTCAAGACTGAACTCGAAAAAGAGTATGATGCTAAGGTAGCTACTCTAAACGAGCAGATTGACGAATACCTAGACTACATCGCCAATGAATGGGTAGCTGACAACAAGCTAGTCATTGAAGAAGGCATCAAGACCCAAATCTCGGAGAACATCATCAATGGTCTCAAGACACTCTTCGAAGAGAACTATATCGATGTCCCTGCTAACAAGATCAACCTAATTGGTGAACTTGAACAGAAGGTTTCTACCCTCTTAGAATCTAATGTCAGACTGAACTCACAACTGCGTGAACGGAATGACCAGATTGTTTCCTTGAAGAAAGACAAGGCCGTAGAACTTATCTCAGAAGGTCTAACCTCCCTAGAGAAAGACAAACTGATGGATCTGGCCAAGAGCATTAAGACAAGTTCATTAGATGAATACAAGAGCAAACTGACAATCCTGAAAGAATCCATTAAAGGTAAAGAGACCCCTAAGGACCCAGGTAAATCACCAACCTTGCTCTCCGAAGAGACTGTATTCTCAAATCCACTAAGTTCTCAGGATGTAGATCCTAGAATTCAGGGTTATCTAAATGTATTTTCTAAGAAGAGATGAAACTCTGTCTTACTAAATAGTTAAAAGTTTATATAAAATTCACAAAAACATGGAGTTAAATGCACTATGAATTCAACTTATCTTAACGAAGCCTTAGAAACAAAATGGGCTCCAATTCTTGATAATCCCCTGTTCTCAAAGATTAAAGATTCTTCACGTAGGGATATCACAGGTATTCTGTTAGAAAATACCCAGAAGAACTACCTCACTGAAGCAGCCCCCTTGACCTCAGTATCACAAGGTGGAGTCACCAACTGGGAACCCGTCCTCATCAATCTAGTTCGCCGGACTATGCCTTCCCTAGTAGCTTATGATCTGTGCTCAGTACAGCCCATGACTGGTCCAGTAGGTCAGATCTTTGCTATGCGGTCTCAGTATGCTGATGACGCAGCTAAGGCTAACTGGAATGAAGCTCTATTCCGCGAAGTCCGTACTGACTATTCAGGTACTAAAGGTGGCTCTGACCAGGTAACTGATATGTTCCAGGCAGGTACTAGTAACAACATCATCCAGAACGTAAACTTCAAGTCTGGTACTGGTGTTGCTACAGCCTCAGCTGAAGATTGGGGTAACAGTCCTACCTATAATCAAATGTCTTTCACAATTGATAAGACCACAGTTACCGCTAAGTCCCGGGCTCTAAAGGCTGAGTACTCAACTGAACTCGAACAGGATCTAAAGCAGATTCGGGGAATGTCCGTAGAGGCAGAATTGATCAATATTCTCTCTACTGAGATTGGTCTAGAAATCAACCGCGAAGTCCTCTATACTATTCTAGGTTCAGCTGTGGTAGGTATGCAGCAGAAGGCAGATTATAAAGGTATCTTTGATGGTGATACCGACTCTGATGGTCGCTGGTCCGTTGAGAAGTGGAAGGGTCTCCTGTACCACATTGAACGTGAAGCCAACCAAGTCGCTAAAGATACCCGCCGTGGTAAGGCAAACTTCGTACTGTGTACTTCAGACGTAGCTTCAGCCCTGGCTATGGCTCAAGTTCTTGATTACACCCCAGCCCTACAACAGAACCTAGAAGTAGATGATACTGGTAATATCTTCTGCGGTACCCTAGCGGGTCGCTATAAGGTTTATATCGACCCTTATTGGGCTGGAAGCTATGATTATGTCTGTGTAGGTTATAAGGGTGCTAGCAACTACGATGCTGGCGTTTTTTATTGTCCTTATATTCCAGTTGAGATGGTAAGAGCCATTAACCCAACTACTTTCCAACCCTCTATCGGATTCAAATCGCGATTTGGTATTGTTTCTAATCCCTTTGTGACCGCCTATAACGGTGCAGATGGCCTAACTGGTGGGACAAACTTCT